AGCGCAGTTGGTAGCGCACACGTCTGGGGGGCGCGAGGTCGCCAGTTCAAGTCTGGTCATCCCGACTACAAGTATAAGTCTTGATTATCAGTTGGTTACAACTGCTATCAAGGCTTTTTTCATGTCCCCTTTTTAAGGGTAGACGTCTAAAAATATGGTATATTTTGGTACTTTTTGGTATATTATGGTGCAAAAAGTTGTACATAAGTTGTACATGAAGTAAAAGTTGTACATAATTTTTTTAATATGAGATGTACTTTATATTTTGACAAAAGAAGAGCTGCAAAAGATGGCTCATATCCAATCAGAATCGCTGTCGGCTACGGAACAAAATTATATCTTACAACGGGAATATTCTGCAAAGAAGAAGATTGGGATAATAAGACCATGAAAATTATATCAAAAGGATCAAAGAGATTCAATGATGCGTTAACAACAATGCTTGCTAATGCCCAAGATACCGTTCTTGAGCTAATTCAGTCTGGTAGGTTGGACAGGATGGATAAAAATGAACTCTTGTATGCGTTCAAAGATATTGGTCATCACTCGAGGACGACGACATTCCACGATATCGCCGTCAAATTTATAAAAACTCGAAACCGCCCTCGAACTAAAGAACTATATGAGCAGACTGTTAAAAAAGTTGATCAGTTCGATAAAGATTGTACCCTAGAAAAGATGAAACCTTCCTGGTTAACCGCTTTCGATGGATTCCTTGGTGGACATATCAACGGAAGAGCTATACATCTCCGGAACATAAGGGCTGTATTTAACTATGCCTTAGATAATGAACTGACGACTTATTATCCTTTCCGGAAATTTAGAATCAAATATGAAGAAACCCGAAAAAGACATCTTACAGTTGATCAGTTACGACAATATGTATCACTAACCTGCCTGTCACCATCTGAACAGGAATATAGGGATATGTTTTTACTGATCTTTTACCTGATTGGCATTAACATCACCGATCTGGCACATCTTACTGAAAAAAGTATAGTAGACGGGAGGATCGAATACCAGAGAGCAAAAACCGGAAAGCTATACTCTATTAAGATACAACCCGAAGCGCAGGAAATCATAGATAAATATAAAGGTAGAGATCACTTGTTGCTGCCTTTTGACAGGTATGTCAATTATAAGGATTATTTGCATCATCTTAATGACTGCCTCGGAAAGCTGGGGCCAGTTGTCGGGAGATATAATAATGGAATGGCGATTATGAAACCTATCGAGCGGGATTGTACGACATATTGGGCCCGTCATACCTGGGCCACAATTGCATACGAGATTGGGACTCCGGATGAGTTTATCGCAGCAGCACTAGGGCATTCATACGGAAACAGGACAACAGCAATCTATATCGACAAAAGAGTGACAAGGGTTGATGACATCAATCGTGCAGTGATAGACTATGTGCTAAATAAAAAGAAGGCCTCAACGTGAAGCCTTCTTTATTTTTTCACAAATCCAGGCAGACAAATTGTCTGGATTTTCTTTTTCAATTATTTTTTGAACATCTTCGTCAATAGAGATGTTTTTCTTCAGTATGTTTTTTGTTCTCTTTCTGAGGCCCATTCTGCGCATATTAGCGTACATGGTGCTTGCGAACACACCTGTACGATCCTTGATTTCCTCCAACTTCGCTCCAGATTTATACAAGGCGATAGCTTCTTCTAAGTTTTTATTCATCATACTTCTATTCGTCGACGATTTCCGCAATAACATACTCGCCACTGGAAGTTAAGTCTCCATCCCCAGCGATGGCGTATTTTTTATCATCTTTTTCAAATTCTCCGGTCCAAAACTCAGGAGAATTTTTAAATTCATCAATTTCATCTTCCAATAGATCATACGCCTCCTGTGATTTATCAGAATCTATTTCTACGTTTCCGTAGAAGTTTTTAAATTCATTAAGTACACCTGTAGTAATATTTTTGATTGCCTTCATAATATTTGCCCGTCATGCCGGTAGCACAGCATTAAAAGTTATATATTAAAAATCTATTTTTCTGTTAAATACAACATTGTAGTTTTCATCAAGATTATAAATCTTTGTAGAATTTTCATCTTTCCACACGCTAATCTCTACATTCTCGTAATCCTCAAGTCCCATCCCGCCAAGTGCATCTTCATCTAAAAGATAATTGGTATCATTGACTCTAACTCTGTTAGACTTCGTGAAATCTACTGTAACCCCTTCTATAGTAAAACCCTTTTTCATAATTGTTTCTTTATCTTTTAACTACTACAAAGGTAGCACTTTTGTTTTAATTACCAAAATAATTGTGCTACTTTTTTCGTGGTTCATCATGGTTTTTAACTACAATTAACAATAAGGGCGGAAATACATCACGTACTCCAGCCCTTTTTAATCTAATACTATAAAAACACGTTATAAATATAGTTTATTTACCACTAATATGTGTGCCAATTTTAAATTAACACACTTTTAACAGAAAATTATATGTTAAAACCTACACTTTTAACAGAAAATTATATATCCTGAGAATAATACTGATACATACATAAAACATTCGTGTGGTATACATGTAGCATACGTATAGCATATATTTATTAGTTTTTTAACTTAAAAATTTACTAAACAGTATACTATATTGTATACCTTTGCAATTGTAATAAAGTTGTGTCAGAAGTTAATATGTACTTATTGAAAGTAGATAGTTAAACTCTAAATAAACCTATAATAATGAAAGAAAAAACATTAGATCTTATCAAAGAGAAAAAAACTAAAGAGGCAAAAGATTTTTATAGCCAATATGGAATAAAAGAGAATAATTCATGTTATTCCGCACCCGGATTAAAATGTGAAGAAAAAGAGAACATATCAACTGTCCGATTATCGAACTCTACCACTCCTATCATAATTATTTAAATCAAACTATTATGCCAGCATGGAATGAAATTTTAGGGGAAATCAATTCCGCTCAAAATGTATTCGATTCAGTTAGAAGATCATACGTTAGAAAACTCAGCGAAAAGACAGGAAGAAATACTATTATATATTATTCGGCATTTTTACAGAAAGGGCAGTTAGCGAGAAATGGTGTTGATTTTGGAATAAATGATAGCGACAAAGAAGGATTCATGACAGTTATAAAAGGAATGGACCGTTCAAAAGGTCTTGATCTTGTATTGCATACACCAGGAGGCGGAGTTGCTGCTACAGAGTCTTTAGTTGACTATCTCAAAAGCATGTTTGGAAATAATATAAGATCCATTGTGCCTCAAATAGCAATGTCTGCTGGCACAATGCTATCTTGTGCGTGTAAAAGTATTGTTATGGGGAAGCAATCAAGTCTGGGCCCTATAGATCCACAATTTGGAGCAATGCCTGCCAGTGGTGTAATAGAAGAATTCAATAAGGCGCTTTCTGATGTTAAAAAAGATTCTTCAAGCATTTTGGTATGGAGAGAGATTTTGCAGAAATATTCTCCAACCTTTATAGGAGAATGTGAAAAAGCTATTGTTTGGGCTAAATCTTTAGTTGAAAAATGGTTAAAGGAAAATATGTTTTCTGATGATACTGATAGAGTTGATAAGGTAAATACAATTATTAATTATTTGAGTGATCATTCTTCTACCTTATCCCACAGCAGACATATTAATGCAAAAGAGTTAAAAACTCTTGGTCTGAAAATAGAGGATATGGAAAGCGACCAAGAATTGCAAGATTTAATTTTAAGTGTGCATCATTCTACGATTATCAGTTTAACTCAAACAAAATGCTACAAGATAATCGAGAATAACAAAGGGAAATCTTTTATTCAAATAGCATAATATTTAAAAACAGGATGAATTTTAAATCCATCCTGTTTTAAGATTTGATTACGAATATTTTTTAAGATAATGTTACCAGTGCTCTCCTGTAGTACATCAGCCTGTCAAGATACCCGTTATACCCACCATTGATCCTTTTTGTTATTCCTTTGAAATCTTTTTTGTCGGCTAACAGATTCAGTCCGTGGGTGGTCCACCACCAGCAGGCGGACTGAACAGCATATCGAGGTTCCTTCAGCAGCTCCGGATGGCTAACAAAGTCAACTCCTAACCCTTTTGACACGGCAGCATAGTTAGCCCGGCCGGTTATCATGATGCAACCACACCCCTTGTATCTTTCTCCATCACCGTCTCGCTGTGGGGTATTGCCCAACTTAATTGCAAGCCTTCCGGTGTCGTATGCTTCGCCGGATGCAATCTCTTCTGTATAGCGGAGACTGTCAGTCTCGTGGAGTATCTGTGCTATGAACGCTGCCTGCCTCAACTTCCTATTAATGCTGTAGTAAGGCATCCACTTATTGAGTAAAGGGGTGTATATCTTTATGTTCTCCTCACTTACATGAGGAGCAATCTTTCTAAGTTGTTCTCCAGTCATACTTATAATTATTTAATAATGTGTTTTTTCCAGTCCGGGTAAAATTCGTCGAGTTCCTCCGCACCAAATCCACCACGTTCTGCTAATGTTTCAGCCGATTGAAAACTATATCCATATCGTTCCGCATATCCTTCCCATGCTTTCAAATGGGCTTCCCAGGTTATACGACCTCCTCCATAACCACGATATCCCATGTATGGTGCTGTCTTTATTTGCTGTTCTGCCATAATCTATTTAATTTTATTCAGTTCCTTCTGTCCTTGCATTAGGTAGTTATAATCACTACGCGTAATTTTCCCTTCTTTCAGCTCTTTTTGGTAAACCGGTTTCTGATCCACCTGTTTAGTTGATGCGCAACTGCATAGCATCAATACCGCAAAAATGATTAATAACTTTTTCATACCTTCTTAGCCTTGTATTTCTTGTAAAACTTCGATCCAAAATACAGTACGGCCAATAGGATCACAATCACCATGAACCACATGGAAACCTTGTAAGCCTTCGGGACATACTTATGCTCCTTAGTAACCGTATTTGTAAGGTATACGGGCTTATCTATTGTGTCTGCCTTCGCCTTGTAAATCGTGTCGTTATGCAATAGGTACTTGTTGCGGTACTTGATTTTGTAGATAGTGTTACCCTTGAAATAGACTGAATCCAACTCAAAGATACTATCGTGATGATTGACTATCTTATTGATCGTGTCATGCTGTGTCCTGTAGACGGGCACCGGCACCTGTTTCTCAATCGTCCGGGTTGTCCGGCAACCTGACAGCAGCAGCACTACGGCTGCCACTATCAGAAATAATATTTTACTTTTCATTGCCATCCTCCTTCTTATCAGCAGGCAGCCCTGAATGATTTTCGTTTCTCTCACCGAATGCCTTGGTGGCTCCGGCCGTTGCAAACAGACCTGCGACTGCGCCAATAAAGGCAGCCAGGCCGCCTAAGTCCGTCCGGATTGTTCCGTTCTTTATAACCTCAAAAATGAGGACAAATGCTACTGCGAGCAGAATCAGGCAGCCTGCCAGTGTCGTCGATACGAGGAAAAACGCCTTCGAGGAAATCCCCGAATTACTTGTTAGTAAATCTTTAAAAAACTGTTTCATATTAATACCCTTTCTTGTTTTCTTTTATGTCACTTAGCTGGGTGACCTTAATTTGAATATCATTTACTTTATCCATCAGTTCTTTCATCGATTTATCGGATTTTGCCTGCTGGTCCGAGAAAGCCTGGTGGTCATCCTGCACTTGCACCTCCAGTATGGAAATACGTGAATTGATCTGAATCCAGGCACCGATAAAAGCGATTATTACCGTTGCAAGAATTGAGACTAAAATGTTTCTAAGAGATTTATCCATTTTTTTGTTGGTTTTGTCATCTATAATTAGATGACATTACCCATTTTTGCCCCCAACAAAAAACTGTTTTTCAATCAGGCGTTATTATACAACATTATATCTGTATAAGTAGAGTTATAGTTAACCCGAGCATTAAATTCTATTTTATGGCAGTTTTTAAATGGATCATCGAAATCTTTATTCTCTTCAATCCATTTACAAAGTTCAATAATAGATGATTTATTGGATGTGAAATATATGTATGAGTGCCCGTGTAACACTTTTAAGACATCCAGATAGTCAGTCAGTCCCCATGACATTTTATAGGTGCTCACATCTGTACTAAGGTATGGAGGATCAAGAATATACACCACATTAGGTACGTTCCTGTAATAATTTACTAACTTTTTATAGTCAACGGATGTGACGGTTAGGCCATCTAAATAATCTTTACATTCCAGGTAGTTTGTCTTACGAATATTATTGTAGAGTGTCTCTTTTTCCAATCCATCAAATCCAGTTACGTACTTCATTGAGAAAAGTAAGGATGATGATATTGTTATATAGTCTACATAGTTATAGACTTCCTCTTCTCTGATAATCCGGTCAAGTATTTGTTTTTTCAGGTCTTTGCAGATAATCTTATGGCGTGGCATATCCCCTACTATCTGTCTAAGGTCCTCGAGTAGTTTGTTTGTTTTTGGGATATTTGCGAATCGCTGTCTATAATTATCAAAGTCATTATAGACAACTGTAGCGTCTGGTCGCTGGCATTTTGTGATATGTGATAATAGACCGGAGCCTCCGAACAAATCAATAAAGGTCGTATTTTCAGGATATGTCTTAAGCACCTTTATAAACTCACGTGCGAACATTCTTTTTTGGCCCACAAACGGCAGCGGAGCAGACATATACATTTTTCTCATAAACTTCTTTTTCGCACAAAGGTAGAGTTCTCTTAACGAGGAAAGTAAAAAAGAATGGTAATCACACTGCATAAGATGTGCACTGCGTTTTGAAACGTCTGATGATACTATAGATTTTTCTCTCACTCACTGAATATCGCTCAGACAAAGTGGCCACAATATAAGTAACCTTTTCGCCCTGATTAAGCATGCGCATATAATCATTGTATAAATTGATATAATGATAATCATCAGGCTTCACGCCAGCCTTTAATAATTTACTAATAATTTCTTTGTTAAAGGAAAGAATCTCGAATAATGTCATAGTCAATAATTTTTTATTATCTTTGCAAAATCTCACTTACTAAATATAAAAATCCAGAATAACGCAACAGAGGTTTTATGGCCCCCGGTTGTGCGCTATTCTGGTGTATATTGTTAATAGTAGGTGAGATGACTATGACAAGCCGGGGGCTTTTTACTTTTAGAGCCCAGCGACTTCTGCTATTTTATTAACCATTCGAGTTCTGTCATTGCCTCGAATGTCTTATCGCTTTTCTTGAAGGCTTTCAACAGTTCAGCAGCCTCAACCTTTTCAACCTTTACTTCCACTTCCTTATCTGCGAGGTCCTTGAGGTATTTTTCACCCTTTTTATTCCAGTCAGAGAACCATGCATTAATATCCATGATCTCCTTCCGGTCGGCGTCCGTCATCACATAGCCTTCGGACTTAACCCTCTGCTCTTTCTCCTGAGCTTTCTGCAGTCGGGCTTGCATAGCCTTAAAATCGTCATCCATGAGTGTTGTCCGAGTTTCCTCAACACTCTTATCGTATTCATCCGATATGGGCCGGAGAACTTTGATGTCTTTCCAGACAGAAAGCATGGCATCATCACTCATGCTGCTGACCTTGATGTCCTTTAAGGTCTTGTAGGCGTTAACCGCCTTGATAGTTGATATTTTCATCTTTTCCTCCCTTCTTTAAGCTGTTACGGTTCCCAGACTCGCTGCGTCTGACTTGCAAGCATCGATGAAACTTTCGATGTCAGTAATTACTGCGGTCATAACCGTGCTGTCACTCGTGTTGAAGGAAATATTCAGGTTTCCGTAATACGTAAAGCTGGCTACCTGCTTCCCATCACCGTCCTTGACTATACCGCTGTCGATATTCGTCATTACTCCATTATCTACATTGACATTTCCTGTCATGTTGTACTTTTCTCCTGCTGCGGAGACGTTAGATTTGAATCCAACGATTTTGTTTACTTTTACTTCCATTTTATATTATTTAAAATTAATTAGTTATTCTTCATCACCATAGACCGAGACGTGAAAGTACTTCCATCGATTACAGTCGTTACAGTTACAGTTATGGCAGGACTGCTAATATTAATATCACTCCAATAATTCATTGATGCTCCAGAATTGATCCGGTTATTGGTTATTCCAAGAGTAGCATTCCATAAACCTACCACTTTTTGCTGTGCATCTATGGCACTAATGGAGATGGAATTAACAGTTATATATGATGACTTGTTATTCGTAATTGTATAAGTTACGTTTACTGAAGTATCGTCTGAGTTCTCTTTTGCAACCAACAACTGCTGGATAGGATTACTACTAACTTTACTGTTAATCACCAATGTAGAAATTGCGGATAGGAATGGTGAACATACTATAGCTGAATTGTTAGGTACTACTAATCCCTGTATTTCCACTGCGGAGGCAAATGGAACAACTTTCCATGTCTTATCCGCTAGATAATTATTTGCATCGTTAACCGTAATTAGTGCATTCCCAGAACGGTTATCCGGATTTGATGGATCGAATATCGGATAAAGATTATCATCCGTTAACATCCAGTTAGTCGTAGTTATATATGTTCCGATACCACCCTCAAATGCAAGTCCGAAATAGCACTGATTGAAGTTAATATGTTCATTTGAAAGGTCAGAAAGTCTTACCTGTAGATGACCTGTGTCATGTTTAGCCTGGTCAAATGATATTTGAAATGTATTATCTTTAGCTTCGTCGACGCTATTAGAAAGGCATGGACCTATAGGAGATTTTGACCCATGAAAATAATTCAGGAAATCAGAAAGTCTGTATGGACTTGACATACCACCTTTTGGTCCATCGTACTGATACATAGTTGCATTATATGCCAAATTTCCAGGAGCATTTTCTACAGATGGATTATCAATCCAGCTCAACATTGCCTTGACTGAACTCCATACTGGTATATTCTTGATACCAAAATTACAGTCAATCCATTGATAATCCACCAACGGGATGACAGACGGATAGTTGACAGGCTTAAACCTCGCCCACATATTTATTTTCGTACTCTGGCAGAGTGTGGCAAGGTCGTTACTTGCTATTCCCAGTATGGTCTTCACATCATCAATGCTGACGGGGGCCGTTATAATTCCATTTGCGTTGCTCATTTTATTTTTATGCTGCTTTTAATCGTTCTACTTCCTTTTCCAGTTTGCTGACTTTCTTTTTCAGTCTTGTTACTTCATCGTCCAGTTCTACAGACGCTCCAAGGGCCAGCGAAATAAGCCTTGTATCAAGATAGTTGATTCTAAGGTAGCCGTCCAACTCTCCGACAATATCGGATAGTTCAGAGTTTCGGACGTTCTGTGCGATGAATCCTATTGAGTGTCTGTTATCTTTTCTATAGTCAAACTGATAAGTTCCTCCGAGAGTACGGATAACTTTCAGGCTGTCTACAGGTCTTATGTTTTTCTTTAATCTTTTATCAGATGTCGTATAAGCCGTTACACCACCGGTGGCAAGGATATTGCCCGTCCATGCCAGTCCGCTGCCTGATGCCGTCAAAGTTCCATAATTTGTACCGTTACTTCCATAAAAGCCTATGCCTGCAGAAGCAGTGTTCAAAGACTTCAATCCCATAGTGCCACCAATATTACAGTCTCCTATGATGTAATCGTCTGCGGGCTGGATAGAGTTTATTCCGCCATTACTTCCACTTGCATGAATTATCGTGTTGCCAATAACTAAATCGCCTTGGAATCTACCAGTACCTGCAACATCTAATTTGTAAGCAGGTGAAGTTGTGCCGATACCGACATTACCTGCTTTTGTTAAAGCGAAATTCGTTCCAATACCATAAAACTCTAAACCAATAAATGTAGCATCATTATTATCACCTTGATAAAAAAAATTAAATCCGGCTGAATTTCCTTTACTAAAACTTTTTCCAATTGGTATAAAAAGATGTTCTCCAATTACCGCATTAGGAGCAAGAAAACTTGCTAAATAATTCCAGTGACCACATCCCAAAGAATTAATAGCTGTAACTTTTAAACAAGCATTGCCACCTGTTCCACCATCTGCTCCATTAGCATTTAATGACAAAGTACCGTCAACATTACCTGTACCGTCAAAACTCTGTCCCCAAATAGTACGGGCTGTGGCTAACTTCGTGGCCGTTGCCGCATTACCGGAAATTGAAGCTGAAGATGTGATGAAACCCGCACCGTTCGTCAGCTGATTTGTATTATTGGGAATGATAAATGAGGATGCTGCACTCCCATCGAATGAGCCACTGGAATAGCCATTCCATGACAGGGCATTATTAACCTTACTGGCACTTGCAGCATTCCCATTTATAGGCAAATATTTTGTTGCAGCATCTGTTTCTGCCGTAGTAATTGCACTGTTTATAGCCGCATCTACATCCTCGGGTGCAGGAGTCCAATCAGTTGCTTTATTACCTTTTTCGAGCTTAATTTGTTTAAACTGTACTGTTGACGATGCGGTTGTTAACTGTATCAATACGCCAATATATGTGCAATCGGGTTGTGTAGTTATCGTAAAGGATTGCCATCCAGTAGTATCAAAAGAATGATAATTATCACAATAATTAGCTGTTTTACCATCATTTTCCCAAAGATATATTCCACATACTGCTCCTGCTGTAAGGGACTTTATATAAATACTAACTGTATATTGTGTAGACCCTTCAATGTTGAAAACGCTTTGTGCAGTTCTACTGAAAGTTTGCGATGCGTTATTTGTCATCTGCAATGAACTTCCGATAATAGTCGAAATACTAGAATCGTAAAACCATTGATTTAGAGTATTCGAAAACGAACTATTTAGTATTAGATTTCTGCCACCAATCTGTATGCCATTAACTGCTGTAGTAACATAACCAGTTGTTGCAGCAGCCGTTATAAATCCACTGTCATTAGTGAACTGACTGAGTTTTGTCGGCATTGCTGCTGTAACAGCCGAAATCTTTCCATCCGTTTCAGAGATAGACTGGATATAACTTCCACTGCCACCGACCGACGCAACGCCCAATGCAGCCACGGCACTGTTAATTGCAGTAGCCATTTGGGTAGTTGTCGAATATGCGGATAAAGACTGGTGCGAAGTAAGGTACGTACCAAGGTCAACGGCCGTCCCTCCTGTAGCAGCAATAGTCTTCGTTATACCGTTTATTTTCACGGTATGCGTATGTGCTATATCGCTTTTTCCACTGATGTCAAAGTAGAGTTTTCGAGTTTTGAAACACGGGTGTTAAGGTCATCACCCAACAGGGCTGACAGTATGTAGGTAGCCTTATCAGTCGTGTAGTCAGACCATTTATCAAGTCTGTTGTAAGATGTTCCTCCACCTGATGTTCCTGAACCTGCACCGTAGGCTGTAACTCCTCCCGTGGCGTAGAAGTTGGCAGAAGTAGTCCCGTCTGAACCTACTACATACAATGCCGAGTTGGTCTTATCATAGACAATCCTCGCCCCGCCGATCTGTATGTAGGTACCGTCAGCGGAATTCATTACGATATTCCCGCTGACATTTCCCGTTCCGTCAAAGCTGTTACCCCACAGCGTTCTTGCTGTCAGGAGTTTGACAGCTGTCCTGGCAGAACCGCTGCTGAAATACCCCTGTAAGGTAGTGATGTTTGATGCATTTGCAGATTCGGCTGCCTTGGCTCTCGTCACCTCGTTGCTGATAGAGGTATTGATTCCATCAACGATGGAATTAAGGTCAGTTGAAGAAGAAATGCCGTTGAGGAATGTGATAATCTCCTGCCACTTGTTGATGATACCATCAGTATCTGTAGCCGTAATACCCGTATACCAGCTGTATACGCTGTTCCAGTCTGCCACAAGCGTGGAGGTAATCCCGTCAAGTACGCTCTTGTTTGCGTGGGTATGATTATTTGTATATGCAGTGTCCCAGTTGGCCTGCTTTGCCGTCGTCGGAATTGAGTATCCGCTTGCAAATGAAACGGCCAGTGTCCCGCTTGAAGTAACGGGAGTACCGCTGACAGCCAGTCCGACAGGTACAGACAGACCTACGGAAGTAACCGTACCTGCATTTGTCGTAAATCCTGCATCATTGGTGAACTGACTTAACTTAGTCGGAATTACCGATGCGGTTATAAATCCTGCATCATTGGTGAACTGACTTAACTTAGTCGGAATGGCTGATGCAGTTATAAAGCCTGCGTCATTCGTGAATGCAGACAATTTCGTAGGGTGATCCGTAATGTCAGCCCATATATGTGTATGTGGTGACGGTGCAAAGACTGATGGCTTGCCCGTGATGATGCTCCAGTCAACTGATGTCAAAGTAGAGTTTTCGAGCTTTGAAACACGGGTGTTAAGGTCATCACCCAACAAGGCAGATAGTATGTAAGTGGCCTTATCAGTCGTATAATCTGACCACTTATCCAATCTGTCGTAAGATGTCCCTCCACCTGACGACCCCGAGCCTGCACCATAGGCAGTAAGGCCACCAGTAGCATAGAGGCTTGCAAGCAGGGTGGAATCAGATTCCCTTGTAAGAGCTAGGGCACCATTAGCAGAATCATAAGCGATCTTGACATCACCTACAGCAAGCCCGAAAGAAGCGATATTGGCCTCAACGGCTGCGATGATTGAAGATATATCCGTTTCACCAACAGAAGCAGAAGTAGCGGAAGCAGCATCAGAACTGTTTCCGCCATTACTGTTTGGCTTAGGGCTATTATATTTGATGATCCTCATATAATAACGTCGAAATCATCATTTGTGCTCCCTCAATTCGACTTTATCAGTAGCGTTTGAGTAATCTATACTCTGCGAATCTACTATCATATACTTATCCAAAATGGGCTCATATACCAGAGTCCAGGGCTTTAGATATTGGTTAAGGGTCTGACTTAACCTCACAGCAGGGGTCGAGTATTGATGGAATATCCTGTATACCATGTGCTCCTCCTGCCTCAATGAATTTCCTCCGTCTGATCCGGTCCATGTTTTTTCTCCTGCCTGACAACCTTCGTTCACGGTCTTATCAACCCACGTCAGCACACCTCCGGATTTTACGGCAACCGAAGAGTATGAAGGATTCTTATCGTCAAAAGTATTAACCTTCATTTCGATGTCATCGAGTTTCGTCGCAAAGTTCGCGTCTATAATGTCAGTATATTTTGTGTCCGTTGAGTTCTTGCCGGAATAAGAAGGGTCACCGACCTTTGCTTTTATCGAAAAATCCCGTAACCAAATAAAATGTGAATGAAGATAATGATTGCCTTTATGGTAATCATCAGAATATTGCTGCATTGGCATGTACATGGTAAACTGCACGTCTGACGATAATATTTCGTTTGCAGTAAGATCACTGAGGTCTATAGCAGTACCGCTCTGATCAAGACCATACCACCATTTGACAGTATTGCGGATAGCCTGTGCCTGGTAAGCGACATCACCTGCTTTTTTGTCCTTTTCCTCGCCGAAGAAGAGCCTGAAATCACATTCCGTTTCCTGCCAGGCATCGCCGTTCCACCAGTGCTGTCCCCATTGCAGCCTGCACCACACATACATCCAATCATGCGGTATATGAGGGTTCCCGTGTTTGTTCCAATTATATTGCTCCTTGCAAAAAGGATCATCGTCATTTTCTCCAAGATAAAAATCACCGGAGATAACCAGAAAAGTATTTTTCCCACCGAAAAGTTTTGCATCAGAGTTCTTGTATGTCGTCGTAAAGGCAGGATAATCCATATACTCCTTATCGTACGCATGATCATCATCGCACGCGTGCCAGTATGGATCATTGCCGGTATTCATGAAAAATATATCATCATCAAAAGACAGGGTACTGATTTCACGCGAGCACCACTTGATGTAATCTTCTGCGTTATCATTATTTTTATCTTTGGCCACATCTTTGTCAATCTCCTTGCACATTTCGCGCTTCAACATGCAGCCGTAATAAGTCATCATTTCGTCGTAGCCGAACTTAGCCGGAATATCCTGTTTTGCCCAATAAATCCTCTGGGTTCCCATGTTTTTATAAAGATAAGTCTTATATTCAGGACTTGTATAAAACTTTTCGGCCACAAAATAAGTTTCCCAATCATTATGTCCTGCCGTGCCATACTCCATGAGGGTCTCGATATTCCCTCCGTCGATGTCTTTCAACACCCACGAGGGTGCCGATATTGCAGGACTCAGGTGGATTATTTTCATCAGTTGTCCCTGAGGACCTGTAATATTACGGTCGATATCCGTCGTGATATTTTGCAGTACCAGGTCATCAAAAAGTTTTGGCAACACATCATCATAGCTCCTGATACTTGCTTTGACAACAACCTTGTTGTAAACTTCATCCTGGGACATTGTCGCTCCACTACCTCCGTAGGATTCTCCGCTTTCTGTCAGGGAGTCTGAAAACGACATCTTTTCGTAAGTGCTATCGATACTGTATTTCCAAAAATCAGTAAATCCATTCCGGATCGCATCATAATCTATCAGGTATACTGCATCGCCATCCGCCACGGCCGTAACACCGAGAAACCTGCATAGCTCTTCGAGTACCTGCTGACCTGTCCACGCTACATCATCATCAGTCTGATCCTTATCATCTTTCTTATCGAAAAAGTCCGCTTCTGAGATTGTCAGTTCTGAAAGCAAGGGCGTGGCGGTGTCACCGTCGATATGAGTCGAGGCAGATACATACAGAGACTTGTAACAGCCGAGAAAGCCGAGTAGCCGGAATATTATCTCCGCAAAGGTGTGTGATCCTCTTACAGCCCCTATAGCCTTATACTTGATATTCTGCAAGGCAGCCAGGCCATCTATACATTGCAGTTTGATTTCGTCATGTTCTGACCTGTAATCAGAATTGTAGGTTACAGGTGTAGCGAATCCGGTCCACGCGATATCACCCTCTGCCTTGACAGTGCCATCATCGTTATAGACAGGATCGACGTGCAGCTCTACAGACGTCCCGGTGGCCGTCGGACTGTACAGGTCACTCAAAAAGTCCTTTGCGTTGTCCTGTATGATTCCGACCTCGGCGGAGGAGTATCTCGCAGGGGCATAGATAATCGTATTTTTGCTCATTTCCGTTGAAAACGGTGAGCCAGAAGGAGTGAGATACCGTGTAATTACGGTACTCCCCTGGGTGGTAATTTTAACCAGGTATGTCCGCCCGTGTATATTCGAAAAAGGTATGTAGTATAGCATTATCTGACCCTCCCCATCTTTCTGTTATAATTATTGAGTACTCCCTGCAAATCGTGTCCCTTGATAGTAAAGGTCACTTCTCCGCCTGCCTGGTTATTTCCGCCCAGGTTTCCGGACGAGATCGCATTCCATAATTTTTGTTGTTGATAACTGTTAACTATCATTTCGCCATCTGAAACTCTCGCAATCGAACCGTCAAAAGGCTTGCCGTGTACGATTCCACCGTGTGCAAAAGGTTTTGCAGCCTTGACAGACGCAATCATGATTGTGGTGGCAGCAGCAGCGAGAGCTGCTCCGGGAAGGCCTTTTCCTGCCTCAGCGAGGAAAAACTTAGACGCAGCAAGTTTTTCTGTTGCATCTGCATCATCCCTAGCTGCTGCTGCTTCCTTTGCCATTGCCTTTGCATTCTGCTTCGCCGTTTTTTCGGCCAACTTCGAAGCAGCTACGTCAGCAAGTTTTGAAATACCTGTTTTTGCAGCACTGGCAGCACCGGACACTTTATCCTTCCCCGTCGTGGTTTTATCTTTTGTGTCCTTATCCTTATCCTTTTTATCTCCACCAAGAAGTCCGGAGAATGCGTCAACACCCTTTTTCACATCATTACCTGCTGCTTTCTTTGCAGCCTCAGCACCTGTCAGCTTTCCGATTGCAAATTTGATGTCAGAAATGGCATCACTTACTTCTTCAATCGACCTGACCGTCCGAAGGAGGGCCTGGAATATTGCAAGAGTCTTTTTAAATACACTTTCGTTGGAATTTTTGAAGACATCCTGCACGCCTTCCCAACTTTCTCCTATATTCTCGACATTGTCTACAATGCTCCCAATATCGCTTTCGGCTTCCCTGCGTGCATCTTTTATATCCTGCTTAAATTTCTCGGCCTTGAGTGCATTTGTGAGGCTATCTCTTTTAATCTCAAGATTCCCAATATCCTTCGAAAACTGATTGATACCATTCTTTGCCATATCCTGATAATGACTTAGTTTGTCCTTTGCGTTATCAAGTTCGGCCTGCAATTTTTCTACCTGAGACAGATCATAATTAAACGTCGGGTCTACAGGGGGCATTGCGTCGTTACCTTCGTACCGGATAGCACTTTCCCTCCAGTCATTTGACTGGTTCTTCTGCTTGTCATTCAGATTAAGAGCAGAGCTATTTTTGTAGGCCTCAGCATAACTCTCATATTTTTTCTGATATGCCTCATTAAGGGTTATAGCACCCGCTGCGAGTTGTTTATCATATTTCTTTAGATCGGTATTAAGTTGTTCTTGTATCTGGTGAAATTTAACCAGGTCATCACTTTTGAAAAGTTCTTTCAGAGCATCTTTCGATTCTGGTATTTTTCTGGAATTTATAAATTTATCAGATGGCTTCCCAGCTATCATATTTCCGAGTTCCCCACCTAACTTTGAATTACGAGATAATGCATACTTTGCAGTTTGCGACTGCATATAGGTATTTTTGGTCAAATCCTTTAGCTGAGACAGGTAATCGGATTCTGTTATATATCCGTTTTTGTACTGCCAGTTGAGTTTCTTCAGGCTGTCAGAATAGTCTCTTTCCATATTAGCGAGCTCTTCGGCTGCTGCCTTGGCTGCCTTTTCTGCTGCTGTTTCCTTATGATGGTGGGTGCTTGTATCAATTGTTCGAGAATCAACAGGATTGTTGCCTCCTAAATTACCATACTGTTGAGACTGATCTACGAGAGTACCTGACTTGGTAGCCTTATCCAAGCCTGCTTGTGATCTTTCCAAGATCATATAATTCAAATGTATGTTGCTACTATCTTTTTTTCGATGTTTATATTTATTTACAGCCGTACCAACTGTGCTACCAAGAGCCGATGCTGGTCCTGTAAGTAATAATTTCCTTACAAATCCAGCTATCCCCTTTTTTGTAGGTTTAAGCAGAGGCAGTTTTCTCGGATCTCTTCCTCCATACTTATCCTGAATTTCCGTGATTTTTTCCTGTGCTTGGAGTTTTTGATTTTCATAAAACTCAACATCAGCAGCCTGTTTCAATATACCAATTCGGTCATTCAGGATTTTATTAAGGTCTTTTTCATTCGTAATCCGGGTTCCGAGAAGACTATTGATTTGGCCGACAATGTTTTTGTGTTGCGTAACTGTAAGTTTATTGTCGTTCAGAGCCTTCTTCAGACGTTCCATTTTGTCAAGTTGGGGGGAATATTCCTGTTCAGCTTTTTTAAGTTCCTGGTTATAATCAGCAGCCATATTCTTAATCCGGACATGCTCATCATAGATTTCTTTTAGATCAGATATTATCTCAACAAGGGCGGAAATAATAATCATCGGGCCGAACTGAGCCCACATCGACTTAAAAGCTGCGCCAACCTTTTCTGCCCCCATCTGTAGTTTTATCTGTACCTTTTCCCAATTACTTCCGGTCTGCATGGCTGCTGCACGTTCAGTGGCCACACGAGCCTCAGCCTGCAATTTCTCCTGTGCAGTCCTGTTTTCTTCAAGTTGTGCTATTGTTTGATTTCTTTTTAGCTGTATAGCATCAATCTGATCACAAGAGGAGTTAAAAAACTCCGTATTCTCTTTATCAAGTGTTTTTTCAAGTGATACTTCTTTTCTTTTCAGCGTGGCAAGTTCGCCATTCATGCTAATCGCATCCTGTACAATCGCATTCGAACTGCTTTTAAATCCGACCTTCCAATTTTTCCAGAAATTTAACCCCTTAACACCTGCAAAAATAACCCCTATTTTTACAATAAATCCGGTCATATCGCTTGCAATCGAGGTGAGCAAACTCCTTACTGCATGTAAGATACCTGCAAGGGGGCCATTCGCCGACTTACCAATATCCACCAGAGACGTGTCCCATAACGCCTTAATACCTTTAATCGTACCCTCAACCGTCTGGGCATTGTCCTCCGCCTGCCTGGCAGTAGTACCATTGCTTTTTTGCAACTCTCCATTGAGCTGCATTACTTTCTGGTAGTTCGCTATCAGGGTTTCTGCTCCAGCATAAGCCCGTTTACCGAAGACCGTAGCCAGGGCACTTGAATTGTTCCCGATTCCGCTTTGTGCAAGTTTTTTCAATGTCCCGGAAAGTCCGTCAGCTTTAAGGGTGGCAGCGTTGATGTCAACCCCGAACTGTTTGAATACCTTTGCAGCTTGAGGTGTCTGCGCAGAGAGACGGGTAATCAACTGCATTACCGTCGTACCTGCCTGTGTAGACTCCATTCCTGCCTGCATCAGTCCGGTTACAGCCGACACGGTATCTTCTATTCCGATTCCGGCCGTCTTGGCTACTGGTGCAACCTCCCTTAAGGATTCGGTGAGTTTATCAATACCACCGACCTTCGGGGCTGCGAATGACAGGACATCAGAGACTTTCTTAGCATTAGCCTCCGTAACGGCCATACCAAAAGCTTTCATCTGCTGCGTAAGGATATCCGCTGCCTTTGAGGTATCTATTGCCCTGGCTTCAGCAAATTCGAGAGTTGTTCCAAGTATTTTGGTGGCACCGGTTGCAGAAATGCCATTGGTGGTCATCTGCTCCATACTCTGTGCTGCTTCGGTTGCAGAATAATTCGTAGTTGCACCCATCTTTAATGCAACATCCTGCATATTCTTGATTTCTCCGCTTGTGGCGTTGGCAGAACCCTTGATATGCGCCATTTGCTCCTGAAACTCCTTGCTCTGCTCAATCATCGATGTGGTGATAGTGCCTATCCCGAGGCCAACACCAATCGTCCCCAGAGTATTCGTAATGGAGGATTTCATCTTCTGGAAGATACCCTCCACTTTCTTCGCACCTTCATTGACACCATTCGTCAGAAGGTTTAACGCTATGGAATAGTTAAGTTTTGCCATTTTGTTTATTTTTTATTCAGTCCAAATAAGCACTTTGCTATGTTGATATCCTTATCCGTGATTTTATCATCCACTCCATTCTGAGACTTTTCCCAGGGGAACGGCATGAAATCATGTGCTTCTGTACCTTTGTCGAGATAAGGGGATAACTGAAGCATCGCCCAGAAACGCTTGTCCGTCAATCTGTTTTTTACATATTTAGCATACTGGTCTGTCAGATAAGACAGATAGCATAAATCCATATTGAGTATAGATTCCGGAGATATCCCCAGGCAAACCAAACTCCCTATGATATCACCCACATTCTGTTTTTCAGATTTCCCGTCATTTTCACACTTTTCGTCTGTGGCAATGAAAAACTGAGAAGAAAACAGGATATCATCATTAATCTTTTTTATTCTGATCCTGACCTGCCTGGTATCCGTTTCCGAAAGAGCCTTTTCGTAAAGCTCTAATGTCACTCTGTCTTGTTTGTCAGCCTCATCGATCACATATAAGATAGAAAGATCGTCCTTGTAATCTTTCGCATCAAAATCCTCAAATGATTTCCCCCGGAGTTGCTCCCAGAGAATTATGTCCTTTATCTTTATCATGTTCCAAAAACAAAAAAGACCGGCCGTAAAGCGGTCGGCCTCAAAACACTTTTATTTAACCCTCAAAAATTAGCCTTAAGAACCCGCAGCTGCTGCAGCCGCTTGCGGATCAACTGTATTCAGCTTCCCGGATCCAGTCCCCTGCATAGAGTTAGTGGCAACGGCGCCCTGTTCACTGGTTATGTCTATACTCGTCAAAAGCACTTTGCCTTTATAATTCGGAAAGGTCGTATCTATAGCAACACCAGTCATATTACCGTCATCATCAACAGAACTCTTCATCGTCCCGAACTGAAAATCAAGGGGAGTTCCATCAATCATTGCCTTGATAAGATCATGATAACTTTGTGCACCTTTCTGTTCTGTAAGCAAAGATTCCGAATTAATTGTGTACCCTCTTTTTCCTGCAATAACAGACCCCCATACTCCATCGAACTTATTCGATGTATCAACAGTTGCTACACTGATCTGCATCTTCGCACTTTTTGCATAAGCAGCAGGTAAACCTTTCAGGAAAATGATCATCTGACCAACTTTCACATTGTCATTACTGTTATACTTATTTACATCATCTGCCATAACTTTAATTTTTAATATTAATAATTTTTGAAATTCGTTGAAATCAGCACCTGCATGTATTGCGCATAGCAGGTACCGCCATTATCGTCGTAATCTACAATATCCTCTGTAGAGTCCGTAATCTCAAATCCATAGCCACCCGGATGGTTCATCTCCATAATTGCCTTTCGGATTTCTTCGAGAATAGAGAGGCTCCGGTCGTAATTGGTAGAAAAAGCGATTATCGACATCTGCACATCTTCCTCGAAAATCCCGAACTTCGTCTTTTTGGACTTGTAATGCTGTCTGAAAACCGTTACGAAATCCCCCGTGGTACCTTTCGGCGCAAAAAGAGGAAATACATTCTCTCCGACTGCCTGCTTGATCTCCGGATCAGCCAGGAATCCATTTCTGACATCGCTAACTACTGATAATATACTCTTGCTCATATAATTACCCGGGAATCCGCTATATTGCCCCCATTATTTTATCAAAAGCCATCTGGATTCCATCCTCAACCATCAAAAGAGCCTCTCCGGTATCTTCATTTTTTGTCGTCGTCCAGAAAGACAGCGATCCGGCCGGTCCATTTTTGCCATGTCCGGACTTCCCACGATAGTAACCTTTCAGGGTCTTTCGAGGTCCGGAGCCCTGGTCAACAAGCCAGGAGTGATACCCTTCATATATTCTCCCGTTTTTCTCACCATTCCTGAACCCTACCAGTGCGCCCAGGTTGCTGCTCTTCACGTGGATCACCATAGACCTTGCAAGGTTCCCGGTATGTCTGATGTCGTGATTCTCGCCCTCCCGGAGCCTTCGCTTCCCCTGGTTCATCAGGTACCTTGCACCAACACGAAGGGCCTTTTTCAGTTCCGGATTATGATCGAGCCTGTCTTTCTGCAAGTCCTGCATCATTTTCAGTAATTGCCCGGAAGGAGTTACTTTCGCATCAAAAAGCATTTCCATTTTCTACACATTTATTTTTTCATTCTTTTTTTGTCCAAAAATAATCTGCGTATTATCCTCAATGATATGTAGTTTTTGGACGATCTTGTAGGACTCATCATTGTAGACAAACATAGACGCATCTTTCAAGAGCGGATTGTTCCTTACCTGAATGGTCACGTTACCGGCATTCACCTCCTCATGCCCGGATCCATTCAGTTTGTCGAAATCAGACTGCTTTTTCCGGTAACACCTTAGTGTACCGACTGCCTGCCAGGCTTGTGACACCGCACCCGTCTCCGACTGCGTAGAAGCAGACTGGTAAAAGACTGCTTTTTCTCTCAATAATCCTGCTCTCATGATTATGTGTATTTAATATAAGGTACTATCAGGTCACGGTAGGTGTACGGCACCGGCTGTGGCGTCCCGAAGGCCACCGATTCGCGGTTGGCATAAAGTGTCGCCGCGTAGATGACGATGGCGTGCGTAAGGTCTTTTGGCAGATTTCCGTCTGTACCGGCGTATGTCGACAACGGGCATTGTATCTCTTTTTCCACATGTGCCTCCGAGGCATCCAGCAGCTTTTGCAGGTAGTCGTCCTCGGCGTCGGAGTCGATATAGGCATGCTCCTTGAGATAATCTATCTTTACATAAGTAGACATATTGCATTTGATTAAAAAACAAAAGGCGCCGCGCCGACTTTATCAGCACAGCGCCCGGAGGTTATATAGAAGATTTGAAGCTAAAACTTACGCAGCGCTTACCTGGATATATCCGAAGGCCTCATTGCGGAATGCCTTCATGTCCCAGTCACCGTTCAGCACGAATGCGGTCATGTTTAGACCGGCAACTGCAGCGGAATTGGCATCCACGCTCAGGCTCATCGGGCCGAACTGGCCGAGAAGCTCATATCCGAACATACCGTATCCGAGCGTATTAGCCGGAATATACTCGGTCACGAAAACAGGAGTTCCGTCAATAGTGCCGGCACCATCGATGATCATGATCCCTGTAGCGTTGGCCCGGGGCGTACTCTTCAATAGATAGAACATCGCGGTATTGCAGACAAATGCCGGAGCAGTATGCTGGATACCGGTACCTTCCACGGCTGCACGCAGGGAATTGATGTCCGCGTATGTCGGGTTAGTCTTCTGGGTAATCTTTTCACCTGCAAGGGCATTCGCGAAACAGCCGTCAGGAACATTGCCGGTAGCATCAGCATTGACCAGTTTGAACATCGTCTCGTTCAGCTTTCTTTGCAGTCCTGCCTGAATCTGTGTCAGGACGATATTCCGGATTGCACTTCCACTCTGCCAGATAGCGCGGTTGGAAACATTAACCTGTAATGTCATCCGGTGCGGCTTCGGGGTAATCATAGAAAGGTTAACCTTCTTCGAAGTCGCCTGGTCGTTTTCGCCTGCCCACTCGGCCGTAACGGCTTCCACGACAGGATAATTCCAGACACCCTGAATACCGGTCTGGATATGCAGCCCGACCTTATCAAGAATAAGCCCTTTTTCAAGAGGCTGGATTATATCACCGACCGAGATAGGAACGACAGGGGTTGAATCTGCAAGCCCCTGGATAGCGGTATCACGATACTGGGCTTTGTAATTTTCCGCAAAGATCTCACGTGATTCCGGGATTATAATCTTAGTAGGGTCCTGTCCGGCGCGGAGATAATTATAATCATCAGAGAGACTTTTTCCGGAGATCAGAGAACGCAAAACTTCTCCACAAACCTGGTCCTGACTTTTCTCAGGTTTCGGAATCTCACGGATCACGGTCGGATTCTCCAGCTCGATGGCCCGAAGGGCAAGCCGGTCCTTTTCTGCCTGTAAATCCTTGACATGAATACTTTCATCTTTCGTCATGCCGCGTTTTTCAGCAGTAATCTTATCCTTGATCCCGCCGATGTCCGACTTGATAGCGAGCTGCCGTTCGCGGATTTTTCTCAGCTCTTCCTTTTCTTTTTCTGTCATAGCTATAAAAATTAAGAATTTATTATTTTGTCCAATTTTTCGATGTCCGCGCGCATCTCCGGGGTATGATCCTCGGGGACCGGAGCCGGAGCGGGTTTGAAATCGTCAGGCATCGCCCGTTTGATTTCTTTTTCTATAAAATCTGTTTCCTGGCTTCTCGCATCCACGGAAGTCTGGGGGTATGCCGGATAAAGCACGATAGACACATCCAGCAAGTGATCTATCGTGTTCACCGTCCGGATGATCGTAACGTTTCCGGCTTTGTCGGTTTCTTTTGAGTACGTTACGTTTACTTCGTCCTCATCGTTGAAATACTCAAAGGAACAACCGGAGAAATCCCCGCGTTTCACTCCCTCGTATGCTGCCTGACCGTCCGGAGTGTTGGCAACCTGAAAAGAAAACTTGACACCCGTATCATCTTTCGTCAATGTCAAAGAGCCGGAGCCGTTTACGCACCTGGCAAGCAGGCGGTCGGGCTCATGGTTGATATCGCAGATCACATCAGACGACCTGAGCAAATTATCTGATATGGCATCAGGCGAGATGATCTCAATCACACCTTTCCACAGATTAAAGTCAGTGACCAGGAGTGACCGCTGATTGAACACTATCGCATAACCCTCAATTGTCTTTCCGTCATCAAGAGCCCGGAGGTTTGACAGCTTCCGGTCAAAAGACCGTATGATTTTATTTTCCTTTGTTGCCTTTACCATCTTCTTTATCATTATCTACATTAACCTGATTATCATTTGTTTTTGCCCCCTCATTCTGGCCGGGCAGTCCGGATAATTTCGGGCTGTTGATCGGAGCAACGTTGCATGATACGAATGTGGTATCTCCGCCCTTGACAGGAGGAAGGCCTTCGAGTGATCGGATTTCGTTCGGAGTCAAAACGCCGGACATGAATTCCTTCTGATAATATGCAGCTCTTGCGGCAGGATCAGATTCATAATAATTGTCCAGGTTGAACTTGATTTTGAATTTCCGGCAGTTCTTGAACCCAATCAACTTTGTATTGAGCTCATTTTCCAGGCGCCGCATCAAAGGCATCAAGGTATCAGTCATAAACGTTGTCTGTGAATTTTCCGCAGACTTGTAATTTGTCGAAGTGTAATAGAAAACCTTATCTGGCGGTACACCGAAAAACCTGCATATTTCCTCGACCGAGAATTTCTTGCTGTCAAGTAATTGCATGTCCGCCGGGCTCATCGAAATCTGATTGAACTTCATGATTCCGGGGAGCGAAAAAATTCGCTTGCCAGACTTGAGTTGAGATTCGACACGGTCACTGACCGTTGACAGTTGATCATCCTGCACAGCCCCGTATCCCTGAACCTTATCCTGATCTCCTGAAATAAATCCTCTTAAGGTGTTACCGGAATCGAACATTTCCTTTTGCTGAACGTCAGTCTGATAAGCTATGTTCAGCGTGTTCGCCGCAAAATGCAGGGTGCTCACTCCATCATAACCACCGTCAAGACAACAGTTCCGGAAATGTATGATATCCTCCTCACCGACGGTCGTAGAAATTCCGTTTATCGAATCGCTAATTATGTATATATTCTTATATATATCATGCGCAACCGATCCAGGCGTCAGTAATATCATCCTGTATAACTCACCACCCAGATAGAGTGGCAGGATATAGGCATTACCCTGAAGGTCCAGCATCATGGCGACATTATAGATCATGTCGAATGCGCTCATGACCGGATTAGGCTGCATTGACAAAAGGTAATCTGCCAGCTCCCCGTCGTCCGGAGTGAATACATCATGATCGACGCCGTTCACGGTCTGCTTTTTCCGCCTCAGAAAATGCAGACCCATTCCGGCAATCGCAGAAGCCTTGATAGCCACACAGCGGTAGACCGCTGCGATGTTCATTGATTTTCCGAGCGCGTAATTGTCTGTCGGACCGCCCCAGATGCCTGAAGAATCACCCGTGATCTGGACAGGGTCGTCAGCGGAGCGCTTGTTGGTGATTTTATAAAAAGGCCCGATTATTTTCCTAAATCTGATCATTTTATCAATTATTGTTCAATAATTGGTGTTTTTCATGGCTTTTTGCCCCCTATATTCTTTCCTGTTGCAGGGATATGCCGACGGCCATCGTTGCCGTGATGGCACCGTCGATCTTGTGATTCTTCTCTTTCTTCGTCGGACGGCAGTTATCCATGCGGTCAATGTCCAGGGTGCAGTTGTCAAAACAGTATGCGATGATCGGATTCGGTGAAAAGGTGAGGATATTCTGTGACAGCATCCTCGGGATAGCCTGCACGGGTATAGTATAGTAATAGTTCGTCTGCCTGTAGGGATAGAGATAGTTTCTCGCGCCGGAGGCAATCAGAAGGTTGACAAAATCCTGGGCCTTGTTCGGATCATAGCCGATTTTCATGATCCTCAGGTTCGCACCGTGTTTCAGGATGTCCTCTACGATCTGTCCGTAATCGATGATATCCCCTTCGCAGAGGTGCAGATAGCCAGCGTTTGCCCAACGCCTGTACATCTCACGGTTCGGGTGTGACCGGAGCCGCCCTTTGGGGAAATAGAACTCCGTGTGGATATGGCTTTTCTTTTCATCGTACAAGTATACATAATAGCTTACTGCCGAGAAATCATTGTCCACGCTCAGGTCGACGGCCACCTCACAGTCATTCCGGTACCCGGTCTTGTTCTTTCCGAGTTTGTCTATATTCAGATTGCGGAAATGGGCCCGGATTTCCTTGCCTGTAATCCAGGTCTTTCCCGAAGAGGTATCATACTCATTGAGTAGTTTTGTCCGGAAGGCTTTCATGTCATCGTATGTCGTCTGGGCCTTTTCCCACATGGTCTGATAATAGGATTCCTTTACGGTAATCCCCAGATGCGGCTGCACCTTCCGCCAGGTATGCGGATCGCCTTCTTTGTCGTCCGCATCCGGTTCGAAGATATGCGCAAAAAGAGAATCATCCTCAATCTCTCCGCGAAGTACCCTCTTCGCGCCGGCAAGCATCTCGGCAAAAGGGGCATCCGGTTTGTCCGATGCTGTAGTGATAACAGTCGTGAGCGGATTTTCGCGCATACCCATAGATGTCGTGAGTACCTGGTAGAGAGCGGATGAATCCGCCTGGGAATATTCGTCCATGATCACCGTCGAGGCATTCAGTCCGTCAAGTTTGTCCGCATTGGAAGAAAGGCACTGAATAAATGAGTCACGATCCGGACTATCCTTCCAGCTGATCATATCACGGTTCAGTTTGAAGTGCGCCAAACTTCCGTCCAGGCCCTTCATGATTTTCCGAATCTCCTTGAAACATATCTGCGCCTGTTTATACGTATTTGCAGCCGTATAAATCTGCGCGTTCGTATCACCGAAGAGCATATCAAAGATTGCAAGTGATGTGACGCTCGTGGTCTTCGCAAATTTCCGGGGCACGAAAAGAATTACGTCATGGGTCAGGCGGTGGGACGGGTCTTTATAAAATCCCATGATGTTCGAAAACTGAAACACCTGTACAGGAGTCATTTTATAAGACTGCCGGCCGTGCGGTCCGTCGAACTTCAGGTACTCGTAAAACTTGATAAACTTCTGAACCTCATCGATGCGGAATTCGTACTTATCAAGAAAATGGAAAAACCTTGCAAGGGCAAGGCATTCATACAGATTATGGGCATCGAAATCAGACATGATGCCCTCCGCGTACGTGTTCAGACGGACATCTATCTGCCCCAGTCCGTACGATCCGGCATTGATTCCTGCGAGTTTCTCACAGCATCGTGCCTTGCATTCCCTTTCCTGTTGTTTCTCCTCTTCTGTCATGAGACAGGTTTACGGTAATCCCTGCGGCTGATACTGCCGATCATCCGCCCGAGGGTTGAAAGTGGATCGGAATCATCATCCGAATCATCAGAAGCGGTCTTCTTCGGTACTGACTCAACATACATCCCGACGTCATGCAGGGCTTTTCTGATCCGGTCAACATAAATGGCCTCCAGATCGCAGGCAGGATTTCTCACGAAATGAATATTTTTTTCCCTTGTGGTCTCTTCGATGAGCACGCCGTAATCCGCTATCGCATCCCGGGCCTGTTCGAGCCTGACGAACATGGGGGCTATCGCCATGATGATCGTATCATGCTTGTTTTTATCATAGATTCCCTGTGCCTTGAAGGCTTTTACAAGGAGCCGTGCAAAGTCGTCTTCGTCATGATGTCTGTATTTTATATATTTTTCCATAAAGCTAAAACTTCTCCTTAAGATACCGGTCGATAATGTCGTTCTGGTACCTTTTCATGTTATCCTTATTATGAAGATGCGAGCCCATTTCCCTGTGAATCTCATGATGACACTCGCGGCATACGGATTCAAGATTCGCATAGTCAAAGGCCAAGCGTTTCATTCCTTCAAAGTCGGGTGCCGACTCAATCGGTACGATATGATGCACCTCGACTGCCAGCCTTATCTTTCCCTTTTTTGCACATTCCTCGCACTCCGGGTTGGCATGGAGCTTTTTCGCCCGCAGGTATTTCCAGCGTGCTGAATTCATTATTTTCTTATACTTCCAATCCCTTGCCATTACCTTCTCCCGTTAATGTCCGGACGCCATTCAAGTTCACTTCCCTTTTCCTCACAGTCGTCAAACAGGTCCGCGACTTCCTGCCGGATGTCTGATTTTTTCGGGTGACGCTGGCGTCGCTTCTGCTGCTTCCAGTCTTTCCGCTTGAGGATATTCCGGATTGCCCTGGAAATCAACTTCGAGTCCTTGCCGTATGAGCCGGCAAAAAGGCTGACAATTTCCGGAGGGATTTCGTCCGAAGTGTTATCGTTATCCGTGTGATTTGATGCACGGAGAAAACAGAAAACCAGATAACGCAACAGGCTGTAAGTGCTTTTGAAACCGCCTATAATCGCCAGCTGCTCCAGCCTCCTGTTTTCTTCTAATGTGATCCTGGTACCAATTTTTACGGTTGTTGTTTTCATTCTCTTTTCTACCTATGTCAGATTTATTAATCGTAAATATCTCATTTCAGTTCCTCAGGGAGGCTTTTCTTCAGAGTGACTGATAACTGCCCATAGAGACTGTACAGACCCTACAGGCGGAAATTCAGTCACCGAATTAACCGTTTTTTGCATCATTTTTGCCCAAAAGTTATTGCCTATTTTGCAGGATTTGACTTGTCGGAATTACTTTCGGGTGTCTTTTTCGTGTCGCAGCTGACAGGTACCGGGATGATGGATTCGTCAGCCCAATAGCTGAAATGATTGATTGATTCCATGGTTCCGTTATCGAGTCGGATCATCGGAAACGCCTTTGCCGTCGCATGTCTGACCGTTCCGCTCTGATAAAGATAAATGCTCTGACCATACTTCGGATTTTCATTCGATGAGGTCTTGATCCAGTTTTTGTTTGCCATAATTTTTTGTCTTAAATGTTAAAAAGTGTTTCACCCCCACGGGATTTTTTCATTTTTCAATTTTTTGTGTCCGCAGCAGTGTGGCGTGGGTTTGGGACATACAGGGGGTGCTCGAAAAATCACCGCCCCCGGGGTGTCTCCTAACCAAAGTTCAATACTTCGAGTCCCGTTGACATCGCCACGTCAAGCTCCAGCCTGCAACCTTTACTCTTTTCCCAACCGGGAAGCAGGACTATATACTGGCAGTTCAGCAACAGTTTGATGTCAGCCTTCATGTGGTCCTGCCAGTCTCCTGGTTGTGGCAGACCGTTGTTGAACGGATTCACTGGTATGTAACCATTGCGCCTGAGCAAACATTCCATGTCCCTGAACACTTCCTTGCGGTCCTCAAGGTCATAGTGCGCGATCGGTCCGGAGATATAAACTCGTGATGATGCAGTCGCTCCGGGCAGCTCCAGCTGCAAGGCAAAGCCAAATTTCTTTCTCAGGGTGGCCAGGTCAGAAGGAAAGGATTGCTTGGGGGCTGCTTTAAGGAAGATGGTCTTGCTTTTTGTATCTATCCGATAGCCTTTGTTCCTCAGTCTGTAAATCAGACTATATAGTTTTCTGCTATTGCTCATGATTGCTTTGTTTATTTAGTGTTTCGTATGTTTTGGCGATTATTTTATCAACTTCGCCTTCTAGTTGTTTACTATCTTTCAAAAACTGTTTAGCATCTGAAGATGCTTTCTTTGCTTTGCTCTTCGATGCTCTGAAATAGTTCTTTTGTGCCTGTCTCATTCTGGAAACAAGACAGAAGAAATTATATGCTACCTGTCTGCTCATAGTTAATCTGTAATCGTTAATTTTCTGGTTGTCGTCATCGTGACTGTAGTCTGTTGCACTACACTTATGCGATGTTGGTTAGATCGCTGTTTTTCCATAATCCCAAAGTATTCGTCATATACCTGGTCATTGTTGTGTTCGTGGTTGTAATAGGCTTCACCACGTTGGGCAATGAACTTATGCAAAGCCTGCGTGACTGCCATTGGATCAAACGATCCATAGAACAACTTCCCAAACTTACCTTCCTTAAGTTGCCTGAAAAACAACATAAGCTCACTGACTTTGAGATAAGCGTACTTTGATGCAATAATTTCAGACAGTTCAGAAAGTTGAAGATTATCAATTTTTGTCTTTGCTCCACAATATTCGCTGAAATCGAAAATCTCAAGTACCAGCCAGGATTGTGCAGCTTTTGGACCGTAGGCAAGATTGACCTGTGTCAAAGTGGGGGCGGTTCCGAAATAGCATCTTCTTTCGTCCGTCGTATATTGCATTTGCTTTCCCGGTTCAAAAATCTCCTGGAACGACTGCTGGTCTCCGAACTTGCTTATCAATGATGGCATGTTGGTTTTCGCACTGTAATTTTTCGAGGATGTTTCTGCAACCCTGGTATCTGGCCTTTTTATCATCCCGTTCACTGCTGCTATTATCGCTTTCTGATCCATATTGCTGATTATTTATCTTGTTGTTAAAATTTCCGTCTAAAATCTTGGGGAAATTGTTAGGTCTCATTATCCACTCGAAGTTTGCAACGAATCCCTTCCCTCCTCCGCCGTTCAGAAAATCACTCTGACTGGCAAGCACAATAACATGCCTAACCGTGTCGATTCCGTATTCACTGATTCTGGCATTCAGCATTGCTTTCCGCTGGCCTTCGATATTTGACTTTATTCTCGGCATCGCCGAATTATTTTTATCAAGCGTTGAATTAAAAAACTTTTTGATTTCAACTAGCCGGCCGGCGTTCTGACTTTCTATTGCTGTCTCTTTAGAGACAGTAATCTTTCTTATATTCTTATATTCTTTAGTTGTTGTTAATGGATTGTTATCGGTTCGTTGTTGGTTCGTTAGTTGTTTGTTAATTGATTGTTGTTTGATTGTTGTTGGTTCGTTAGTATCTTCCTTTGAATATTGATAACTGTCAAATTTACAGATAGTTATAAAAGTAAAGTGTTTGTTAGTTTTATAAACTATCTCTCCTGTTTTACATAATTTCTTTATGCAAGTTCTGATAGTTTGAATTGACATTCCTGTACTTTCTGAAATTGAAGCAAAACTTGTTACCAGCTCTCCCCTTTTAATGACAATACCATGCCATTTCCTATCACAAGAATTTGCAGAAATCAAAAGGTGTAGAAACATGTGTACCATGTGGGAATCGGTGTACCACTCCCACTCGGTAATTTTTCGATATAATTTCAGCCAACTTTCTTCCATACTTCCTCCATTATCGAACATTGATAATTTCCTTTTTCTTGGTAGAAATTGCCCATAACGGGCAAATTCTTTCCATTCTCGCTACTTCACGCACATAATCATTGAAAAACGTGTCAAAACGCTTTAGGCACTTTGCTATCAATGGATCATGAGGTCCGTATGACAGTAACTTTGAAAATCTGCATGTCATACAGCTAACCAGCCTCATCTGTTCTTTACTTTTTCTGGCCATAGTCAATTTCTTTGAGTTCAAACTCAATACGAGGATTCTTTTTGTCAATGAACTTTCTGGCCACAATCCGGGTGCACCTGTTATCGTTTCTAATTGCTCCGGCATGTTGCAGGCAGTCGAGGACTATCTTTAGTGTGTTATCGAGGTCATGTGACATTGATTTGACATATACGTCAATATCAAGCTCGAAGAGGTCATCTATCATCTTTCCACGATAACTTCCACACTGCATATAGAAATCACGCTCATAACGCTTCAATGCAGGCGCCTTACAAAGTGATCTGTGTCCATCCATTGTAATGATCTTATAGCTGTTAGGTTTGCTCGGTACGGCTCCGATTATCGTTTGCTTATAGGACATCGCATTCAAGGTTTATAGAGGCCGAAGCCTCATCAATCCGTACTTTTCTGATTTCAAGATCATCGTCCACTAGATCTTCTGGTATTATGACCTTTATTTCATCTTCCGAATGTCCGCTCATTTCAAATTGCTGCAACATCCGACACAAGTCTTTTACTTTCATCGTTTTTAAAAATTTCGGAGGTTCTATTCGTGATATGGTACTAAATCATATTTGTGAAGTTTGTCCCACTTCCAACCCGGATGGATTTCATAACTTTTACCAGAATACATTACTAAGTAATCTCCAGATTTCCCGATTTCTCCATTTGGAAAATGATATTCAATTTTGTCGTAATTGCCTACTTTTATGCGAATAGTTCCCTTAATAAAATCCTGCAACTGTGCAAGATCACGCATATTGTCAGTAAGCTCATAAACACGTACGGTTACTTTATAGCATTTTCTTTCCATAATATATCTGTGTAACTAATTAAACCAAAATACAGCCCTGACTTCAAAATCACCGTTCTTTTCAAGAGCTTTCATGTACTGTAAAAGCGCCCACCATTCAGAATCGTCGTTACAATATTTTTCAAGTTCTTCAGGCGTACACCAGTTAGGGGATTCCGCATCTTTTGCATATTCTTCGTAAGCTCTTTTTGTATCTACGGAAACATCTTCAGGTAATCCTCTAATTTCCAGATGCTCGAAACCGTGATAGTTACATATATTGCCTATGCGTGCAAACAAATCATAGTTTCTTTTGCTGAACTCTCCGAATGCGGAATGTATCCAATTTTCATTACCCCAGCCCTTGAATCGTGTTTCAACGTGCAAATGAATGTCACTTCCCATAGTCATTTGTTTTTATTTGAATATGTACCGGGTCATTATCCCAGCTATTAATCTCTGTCCACATAATCTATAATTATTTCTTTACGATTTTAAAAACTTCTCCGATTTTTCTATCCATGATTATATTACTTTAAGTTTAACTTCGACCGGTTCATCTGCCCATGTAAGGGATCGGCCCAGAATACTTTCAACGGTTCCTTTGGGCAATAACATGACTTTGATACTATCCTGATGAGTAGTCCAAAAGTTTTTTCCAAACCAACTTTCTCTTGTCGGTATACGGTCGTAAAGAAATTCTTTACCATCTTCGTCTACAGCTATATAAAATTTGTTCATGGTTCGTTCATTAGAAGTTTTTGATAGGTCTTATCGCTTAATGTCTCTCTCATTATCAACATCTTGTGTAGCCGTTCTAAATCTTCAAATGTCAACTCTTCGTTATTAGCAGCCTTCTGACTGCCATAAAGGTCGTGCTTCGAAATATAGGCATCAGTAAAAGTTTTTTCCATCTCTACAAACTCTTTCGTGAAATTAGCCTGGTGCCAAATAAACAAACTTGATAGCTCTGCATATTGAAGTGCCGTTAGTTTAATAGCCACTCTGTCTCGTGATAATCTGAGCATTCGTATCTGCTTTTTGTGTGTAACTTTTGCATAACATTGCCCGAACAATATTCGATAAATACTTTTACGGCCAATGGAAAAGGTGTACACCTTCGTCTTTTCTTCATCAAGAAGATCACTGATAGAGATTCCGTATTGCCTGCACAATTTTTCCAGAATCATCCGGGCATTATCCGCTTCACCTGCTTCACCACGTTCAGAGAGAGCTAACAGCTTCTTAAGTTTTGCCTTCAGGCTTTCATATTGCTTTTGTTCCATCTTCATATTTTAGTTTTTAGAAATTAAGACTCAGTTCTACAGGCCTTTGTCTGGTTCTCTTACGAGTTGTGCTTACTTTTGTTAATTTAGCCTCATCGTTTGCTAATTCAGCGTTAATTTCTGACGTTTTTGTTTTATGTAGGCCACTAATAAGCCAGTCATAAACTTTGAGATAATCGATATCTAAGTGATTGTGCTCATGATCCCAATGTCTTGCCTTGAATTTCTCAATTATTTCTTTAGTTACCCCTAAAGGCCTTGCATATCTCATTGACACGAAGTTCAGCCTTGTAGGACTAACTCTCAGTGTCATACTACCTGTGTTGCTTATTTTCAGTAAGTCGGCATTAAATTCGTCACCGCTAAAAGATACATGTACCTTCATTATTGATGACTGGGCAAACGCTTTTTCTAAATCCGTCATAAGCCGTTCTAAAGATCAGAAAATTGTCTTTGTAAAGACCCTATTTCCTCATTTACTTTAGCCAGGTAATCATCTAGCATTTTCGGGAGATACTTATCTGTCACATCGCTAGAGCCAATCTCTAAAACTCTATCCTTAAGTTTCACTTCAACAGGAGTACAATATCTATCCGACCAGTTCTCCTTGTTCTGTGCAAAAACAATTCTGTCTCTCAATAGAAACAATTTGTTCATCTTGCTCTTAATACTGATACCTTTTTGGTATTTTTCAAAATCTGAATCTGTCATATCTGTTCCTCCTCTCCCAGATGGTTAGTGTTAACTTTTTTGCTCACAGCCTTGATTTTCTTCCGCCCTTCCTGATAGCAAAAGACCAGGAAAGCAACTGTTGCCGTGAATCCTATTCCGGCAAACAGGATAATGATTATCAATAATATTGTTTTCATCATGCAAAAATTAGAATTATAAAATACGCTAATATGAATCCTATCCCCCAAAGGCCAGTGCCTATCAATATTTCGTGATTTTTCATAGTTTTCATTTTTAAAGGATTTCTCCCCAGCACTGAAGGATTTCTCCGCCTTTACATACTTTTCTTAAATCAGACCGGCGAATCTTGAATCTGATCCAGCCATTTTGCGCATACCTATTAATGGTATGCCGGCCAACATGCAAAGCCCTTGCAGCCTGCGAAGTTGTGTACCACCCCTGAGGGTCAACTTTTGGTTTTTCTGCTATCATAGTTATTATTCGTAAAATTTATAGGCATCAGGATCGGTGTCTGTTTTTCGTCTTGCAACCCGGCATGTCTTTTCATCCCTGCATCTGAATGTCCTCACGATGTTTCCGCAATCGAACATCTGGGGCATCATCATTACGAGAAGGAACGATGCGATAACCTGACGCTTAATCGGTGATAAATCAAATGAAATGTGGAATTTCGTACAGAACCACCAGGCAGATAGCTCGTTGATTTTTGTCACGCCTATTTTTTTAAAGATGTTCTCAGCATGATTCTGAACCGTGTTCTCGGATATGACCAGTTGATTGGCCACATCCTTTTTTGTGGCTCCCCAGGCAAACAGCTCAGCCACCTGGGTTTCTCGTTTTGTAAGTTTCGCTTCTTTCTTCATCGCTTCACGTTTTTATTTTCTTTGCTAAACTTATTCCCGACTCCTTGGAGCAGGACCATCGAGGATGTTTCCTTCCCTAGAAAGATGATTCTGTTGATCAGTCTTTACAAGAGGTTCTTTCTCTCCTGTCAGGATCCAGTGACCGATATCTTCATTAAGATTAGGTCCAAAGCCGTTCCTCAAAGTTGTCAGATAAATTCTCCAGCTAAGGAGCGGTTTGGGATAGATTCTATCGAAAACTTCCTGGCATGATTCAATATTAGCTCCGAATCCGCCTGGAAAAGCTTTGTAAATCCTGTAGCGCAGCCACTTTGCAAATAATTTTTTTATCATAGTCTTTAATTTTATATTTCAGCCTCAGCTATTTCCCCCAGACATCGGTAATACCATACTCTGAGAAAATCGAGTTTATTTTCATGTATTCAGTCGCTTTCGGCTCAACGGTTCCTTTGAGTCTCTGATACCACGTCGTCCTGTTGTGAATCCCCAGGGCTTCTATGAGCTTCCGTTTCACGGCTTTTGTGTCCTTCTGTCGGACTTGCAGCCAGCCTTTTTCGAACCCTAATCCTTTGTCCATTCCCATTTTCTTAAAAAATAGTGCCTTTATGCTATTGCATTTTGGCATTAAAATGTTTATCTTTGTAATGTAATTATTAACAACGACAAAGATACGAAATCATTTCGCTATATGCAATAAAATATGGCGAAATAATTTCGTAATGAGTTAAACTTTGTGAACATGCAAATATATGGCTGATATTAATATTAAAAAATTGCGAAGTGATTTAAGCCTAACTCAATCGCAATTAGCTGATATGTGCGGAGTTTCAACAAGAACCATACAAAATTGGGAAAGTGGTTCTTTGATACCAGATTCTATGTTACTCTTATTGAAAAATATAGGAAGTAAACACGAAACCATTTCGCAAGATAGATGCAAAAACATATATTCTACCTATCTTCTTCCCATGTCGGCTATTGGTGGATCATTAGTTGGTTTTGATACAAAAGGTGCAAAACCATCAGATTGCGAAAAGATAATATCCCCCATTGCCGATGTAGATTTTGCTATCACAATCTATGGTGACTCCATGTATCCGACATTTCCTTCAGGGAGTCGGGTTCTAATAAAAAAAATCGATCCTGAAGTATTTGTTATCTGGGGTAGTATTTATGTTTTGGATACTGTGAATGGAATAGTTATTAAGGAAGTGCACGAATCATCTGAAAAAGGAAAAATCATTTGTCACTCATTGAATCCTTCCGGCAAATATAGTGACTTTGAGGTTAATATGAAGGATATTAGAGGATGGTACAGAGTCCTGGCGTGCATATCAATGTTATAATCGAATATAATTTTAAATAGCTTAATCATGAAGAAAGTCTTTTGTTTTATAGTTTTTCTAATAGTTTTTTCAACATCATCCCCAGCACAAATTATCAACCAAAAAGAGGTTAATAATATCATGAAAGAATGCCAAAAAGAAGCTAATGAGATCGTTGATTCCATGAATAAAAGTTTTAAAAAAGGCAACAACAACAATAGTTCCAATGAGCTTATAAAAGAATACAAAAAAGAAGCTAATGCTCTCATTGATTCCGTAAACGAAAATTCAAAAAGAGATAATACCGACAATAATTCTGACGATAAATCAGAAAATTCTGATAGATCAACTGATGACAGAGACAGCAAAGAAGCCTCTTGGACAATATCAGATTGCTATCAAGCCCAACCGGGCTTTGTTGGAAGTTATTGGGCAAACACCTTTAATATCGCAGAAGATAAAAACGGCTATTATTTTATCTTCAACATGTATGCAAGCGATGGATATTATACTAAGAAAGTAGATATAACACCATTTGTTTATTTCAAAGATATAAACGGAAAGATCATACAATTACGCAGAGACGATGAACCATATTACACTTATAATATAGATGGGTATTGGGATGGAGACACCTATATGCCAGAGCGATATGTAACTCGTTTTATCTATGATATAGATGATATAGATGATTTCATATCTCATACATTTGTGAAATACAGAATATCTCTTGGTGAGGGTTATTCGGATGTCGATATGTCATCAGGATATTATAAGAAATTTAACAAAAGACTCAGGGCTTGTGTTGATCAAGTGACAAATGAATACAAAGAAAAAGGAGATATACTTAAGGATCCTTTAAAGGGTTTTTAGCTATATTAATTTTTATCTTGAATAATTTTTAAAAAACTTAATCATGGATGGAATTTTTGTTATTATCGGAATTATCCTTTTAATTCTGGATATATGGTTGATCTTAAAATTTCTGGACATTGCTAATGATGCTGATGATATCAGGAACATACTAATTGATATCAGAAGAAAGTCAGAATTTCCTCATAACGATATTAGTAAGATCCCAACTTATGGCAACGAGGTTGATCAAAACGGCAAAGAGTATTTCAGGATAGTAAGAATGAACGAGCAGGATAATCTATACATTGGAAGTTTCAACGGTTTTATTTCTCTTGATAAAAATAGTGGGGATCGACACGATATAGCAGTATACGATGACGATAAAGTAAAATTAGGATATGTGAGTCGTGGGAATAAGCCACTATGTGATCTTTTAACATCAAAAGACAACACGATGAAAATTCATGGCTTTATTGATATTAGGAGTGAAGTAAAATATTATATCGGTTATTTCTATCTTGAATAATTTTAAATAAAATAATCATGGATAATTATTCAGATGCGTTCGATTCGTTAAATGTGCTTGGTGCTCTTATTTTCATTGGACTTGTATTTTTTGAAATATGGTCCATCTGCAACCTTGCCGGATTGTCTGATAAAGTCAAGACACTAAATCAAATTTTAGAAGATGTCCGATACAAATTAGAAATTCCGCATACTAATTTTTGTGCAGAATCCAAGCTCGGAGGTTGGATAGATGAATTCGGAAACGAGTATTTTGAGATATTCAACATTAACATAGAAAATTACGGCCCATATTTCGGAAAATTCCACGGGCATATCTCGGCTGATAAATTGGATAAAAGGCATCAATATCCTATTGCCGTATTTAACTCGAGAAATGTAAAAATAGGAACCCTGTCTCATGGGAACAAAAAGCTATATGATTATTTACAAAATGAAGGAGATCATATTGCAGGTACAGGATTTATCAGTGTGACAAACGGAAGTATGTATTACAGCAAAGTCCATGACTATTATGGCTATTTCTACCTTGGAAATAGTTCTAAAAAAGCTTCAGAAAGCATAAAAGAAACACTAAAAAGTTGAGAATTTTCTGCAAGAAAACAAAAAAAATCCCATAAAATACTTATAATCAAGTACTTATAACATGCGTTTTCTCTCCTGGGGGGCGCGAGGTCGCCAGTTCAAGTCTGGTCATCCCGACTACAAGTATAAGTCTTGATTATCAGTTGGTTACAACTGCTATCAAGGCTTTTTTCATGTCCATAAATACTGCGATTTCCTATTC